ATGACATTGGTGGTGTTGAAGAATTAAGTTTAAGAGAAGATTGGTCAGCACAATATCCTATTGAAGATAGAAAAAAGTTTACTGATGTTCTTCACAAGTTTTCTGACCTTGCAAATAAACAAGGTGTAAATGTTCATTATGGTTATTCCATGTATGATTTAATGAATGGAAGAGAAACAAAACTAACTAGATGTAAATTAAAACATTTAGATAGTAAACAATCACCACAAACAAAGGTTTACATTGACCCCAAAGGTGATATATACTGTTATACAGGTGCAGCCTTTTTAGATAGACCTGGTAGTGACAGACACATTTTAGGTAACTGTTATCAATCAACAATTGATGACGCACTAAAAAATATGAAAGAAATTGAACCTCAAGAAGGTGACTTAAAATATATGGATGCATTAAGTCATTTAATTGAAACTTATAAATGGAGTATTCGTAATGTATGAATTGAAAGAATATCTAAACTCTATTAATTATCAAAAAAATAATTTAATGGATACAGAGGACGAAGCATGGGAAAAGAAATACCCTGCTTATATTGTCAACAAATGTCTTGCCCCTTTTGGCGATACTATTATGCTTGTCAATGAAATGAACATAAGACACCACTTAAACAACAAACTTCAATATAATTTTTTACTAAATAGTTTGCGAACACGAAAAAGATTTGCACCTTGGATGAAATCGAGCAAATCTAAAAACTTGGAGTATGTAAAAGAGTATTATGGATATAGTAATGAAAAAGCAAAATCTGCTCTTGACATGCTTAGTAATGAACAAATAAATTACATAAAGGAAAAATTGAATAGGGGTGGAAAAAATGGAAAGCGTTAGTTTTAACAAAGACGATATGCTTGAGGTGACATTAAAAGAACCAGATGACTTTCTAAAGGTTAGAGAAACATTATCTAGAATCGGTGTTGCTTCAAGAAAAGAAAAAAAGTTATATCAATCGTGTCATATTCTTCATAAACAAGGTAAGTATTACATAGTTCACTTTAAAGAGCTATTTGCTTTAGATGGCAAAGAAACAAACCTTACAGAAAATGACATATCAAGAAGAAATAGAATTGCTAGTCTTTTAAAAGATTGGGGTCTTATAGAAGTAGTTGGTGAAATCGCAGAGATGTCACCTTTAAGTCAAATCAAAATAATTAGTTTTAAAGAAAAGTCAGAGTGGAATTTGGAAACAAAATATAATATTGGAAAGACTAGGGATGAGAACAACTTATGATGAGTGGACGAAACTAAAAAAAGTTTTAATAGGAAAATCTTTTAAAGTTACCGACCTACTTGAAAATACAACATTAAAAATATTACTTGATTATGAGAACGAAGTCAATCTTAGATATAACAAATATCTAAAAAATCCAACTAATCATGTAAGAACTACTGCTGAAAGTTTATTCGATATATTCGATATACCTTCAGTCAATGCATTAAAAAAAGTTCATGATGAAACTAATGAAGACCTTGAAGCATTAGCAAACATTTGTAAAACTTTTGGTGCCGAAGTTGTTAGACCAAATCTTAAATATGGTATTGAAAGACAACTAGAACATCCAATGCAATGTCGTGATACAGTTGGAAAAATTGGTAATACAATTTTTGAAATCAATACAGCATCACATAATAGAAGAATTGAAAACTTTAATCATCGTGAAGTTTTAATCGATGAATTTCAACAAGGTGCTAGATACATTGCAATGCCACCTGTTATGACAGAGATAGCAGAGGATTGGGATAACTCTATTGATGATATTGAATCAAGAAATACAACTGCAAATAAAACAATTAAAATTTATAATAAGTCTAGAGAATTTATTGGTGATACAGCTGCATTCTATAAATGTGGTAAACATATCTTTCACACACATGCCAAACCAAATGAACCATTAGATATTAACGAGCATTCTAAAATTTGTATAACTGAAAATGGATTAGAGTGGTGGAAGAGAGAATTTTCTGAACATGAGTTTTTACCTTTACATGCCTATGGTCATGTCGATGGTAAGTTTGCTATCTTACGACCTGGTTTGGTTATTACTTGGCATGAAAAATATGTACCTCAAATTATGAAAGATAATAATTGGGATATTGTTTTAATTGAAGAATCAGCGAACTTTACTGGTAAGACAATTAAAGAATTATGCGAAGAAAGAGGACTAAAAAATAAGTATCCTTTAGAACACTTACTTGGTGTTTCTCAAGAAACTAGATTTGATTGTAATGTATTATCCTTAGATGAAAACACAATTGTCACTTCTGGTTATGATAAAGCCTTAGCAGATAAACTAAAAAAATACAATATTGATATGATACCTTGGGTTAATCGCTGGAATGTCTTATGGTCTGGTGGTGCTCATTGTTGTTCAGTTGACTTAGAAAGAGAAGGAGAACTTATTAATTATTTCTCTTGACTTTCACACTTAATTATGGTACAGTACAAATATGAAATTTTACACTAATGTTTCCCAATGGGGAAATAATCTTTTATTACGTGAGGTTGTAGATGGCCAACGTATTAATAGGAAAGTTAAATACACACCTACTTTATATTCACCTGTTATGCGTGAAACTAAGTTTAAAACACTTGAGGGTAAATATGTCACACCAATAAAACATCTATCTATTAAAGATTCAAAGGAATGGGTTGAACAATATAAACAACAACCACATCTCATTTATGGTAACACACAATATCAATATTCTTTCTTATATGAAAACTATCAAAATCTTGAATGGTCACTAGAAGATATTCTTATTGCAACAATTGATATTGAAGTTAAATGTGATAATGGATTTCCTAATCCTCAAGACGCAAACGATGAATTACTTTCTATTACTATAAAGAATCATGCAAATAAACAAATCTTTGTTTGGGGTGTTGGTGAATACAAAAGCACCAGACGTGATGTTGCATATGTAAAATGTGAAACTGAAAAAGAACTTATATTTGAATTTCTAAAGTTCTGGCAACACAATCAACCTGATATTATTACTGGTTGGAATACTGAATTTTTTGATATACCTTATCTGTGTAATCGTATTAACAAGCTCTTTGATGAACAACAATTAAAAAGACTTTCACCATGGGGTTCAGTTCAAGCAAGAACTATTTACAAAATGGGTCGTAATCATCAGGTGTTTGATATTCAAGGTATTGCCGCACTTGATTACTATGACCTGTACAGAAAGTTTACTTATACAAATCAAGAATCATATCGTCTTGACCATATTGCAAGTGTTGAGTTGGGTGAACGCAAGGATGGTAATCCATACGAAACATTTAGTGAGTGGTATCAAAAAGACTTTCAATCATTTATTGATTACAATATTATGGATGTGGAAATTGTTGATAGACTAGAAGACAAAATGAAATTAATCGAATTGTGTTTGACTATGGCTTATGATGCAAAAGTTAATTACACAGATGTTTTGGGTTCAGTTAAATATTGGGATATTCTCATTCACAATTATTTAATGGATAGACAGATTGTTATTCCACAAAAAACAAATAGTGAAAAGTCAGACAAGTACGAAGGTGCATATGTTAAAGACCCACAAACAGGTATGCACAAATGGGTATTATCTTTTGATTTAAATTCATTGTATCCACACTTAATTATGCAATATAACATTTCACCTGAAACTATGAAAAGTGAAAAAACTGTGCCTGGTATGTCAGTTGATAAACTCTTAGATAAAAAGGTTGATACTTCTATTCTTAAAAATACAACGATGACACCAAATGGTGCTTTGTTTAGAACTGATAAAAAAGGTTTCTTACCAGAAATGATGCAAACAATGTATGACGATAGAGTTAAGTATAAGAAGTACATGCTTGAAGCAAAACAGAATTATGTTAACACAAAAGACAAAAAGTATGAAAAACAAATCTCTACATTTAATAATATTCAAATGGCAAAAAAGATTTCTTTAAACTCGGCCTATGGTGCAATTGGTAATAATTGGTTTAGATATTATTCTAATACAATGGCAGAAGCAATTACTACTTCTGGTCAGTTGTCTATTCGTTGGATTGAAAAAAAGATTAATGAATATATGAATAATATTCTTAAAACAAAAAAAGTTGATTATGTACTTGCGTCTGATACTGATTCTGTTTATATTACATTTGACACATTAATAGAAAAGGTTAAACCTAAAAACCCTGTGGACTTTTTAGATACAATCGCAAAAGAAAAGATTGAACCTTTCATTGATAAAGCATATCAAGAACTTGCTGATTATCTTCATGCATATGAACAAAAAATGCAAATGAAACGAGAAGTGATTGCTGACAAAGGTATTTGGACTGCAAAGAAAAGATATATTCTTAATGCTCATGATGTAGAAGGAGTTCGTTAC